GATGGTACAGCTTCGATTGCTTCTGGATCATTAACTGACGTAGATAGTATCACCATGAGCGGTACGTTCACAGATGGTACAGCTTCGCTTGCGAGTGGATCATGGACAGACGTTGATAGTATCACCATGAGTGGTACATTCTCAGATGGTACAGGTTCGCTATCAGCCGGAACATGGACCTCTCTGGTATCTGTTACATCAACAACGCTTACTGACGGTACATGTACCATAAACGGTGGTAGTCTCTCCGACGTAGATGCTATTACAGCTACTGGTACTATTGATTTCTCCGGCACGACTAATCTCGATGCCGTTGATATTGATGGAGCAGTTGATATGGCTACAACATTAACTTTAGCAGGAAATGCTGACTTTAATGGTGACTTAGATGTTGACGGTACGACTAACCTCGATGCCGTTGATATTGATGGAGCAGTTGATTGTGATGGTGCATTATCAATGGGCAGTACAATTACTGTTGGTGTAGATGACACAGGACACGATGTCAAGTTCTTCGGGGCTACATCAGGTTCTTATCTCTTATGGGATGAGTCTAGCGACCTTCTTGCATGGGATAGTCGTAGTGCCATGAAGCCCTTCAATGTTAGCTTAACAGACGGTAGTGCGACTTCCGCAATATCGTTTGCTTCTGGTACGTATAAATCAGCCAAAGTCAGCTACACTGTATATGATTCTAGTGGCAATTACACAGCGAGAGAAATACTCGTTGTCTGCGACGGAACAGATACAGCTAAGTTAGTTGAGTATGGTACGGTTTCTGCTGGTACAGAAGTTAGTCTGACATGGACCGTTGCTGATGATGGATCTGACTGCACTATTAGTGTTGCTGGAGCCAATGGCGACGTGTTGAACGGTCATGTTACATACATAAAGTAAATAGTTTATAACCCTTAACCCTCTTAGAGAGCCGAGCAATCGGCTCTCTTTTTTTGTGGATGCATAAATAATTAAAATGAGTGTTACCATTGTTGAACCACCACCGGAAGATTATTATAGTACATATCTTAATCCTAGAGTTAAAGATATTGAATCACTATCAGAACGAATCGCGATGTCTCTAGGATATCCTCAAATCAATGTAGAAGCCCATACCAAGCAAGTATATGATAATATTGCTCAAGCTTGTGAATTATTTACGAAATTCGCTGGATATACTGAAGAGTATCTTATATTTCATTCTTCATTATATGAACAGCATAAAGGATTACATATGCCGAAACTGTTCAATCATACACCTGGTTTATCAGCAAACGTTGTAAATGAAGACGTATCGTATAATACAACTCCGGTTCATACTCAGCAAATTAATATTCTCAATGAAGATAGACCGATCTATTCATTTACAGCCTCTTCCGCAGAAGCGACACCAGTTGAATTTTTACTACAATTTAAAGGTGACTACTATCATCATGCTACAAAATTTTTAATTACAGCAATTTATAATGATATTACAGATGAGGTTGACGCATCTGTTGCAGAGTATGGTACTACGTATAATGGTGATACTAAACATGTAACGTTCAATGTGGTCACCGGTGGTGATACTGTTGAAATAGTTATTAACTCTGCAGTACAAGGAATTGCGACAGTTACAGTGAATGATAATGCTACTCCGAAGACAACTCAACTCACATCATACAGTCGAGCTGTGGACGATCTTTTAAATTCGTATAGAAAGGTTATAGATGTGTTTACATTTGAAGAAGGTACAACTTCCGGTATCAATACTCTGTTTACAATTGAACAGACCTTAGCACAACAAACATACTTTAGTTATGCAATGGGTAAATACGGTTTTGATTTGGTTAGTTGGTATGTACTTAAAGAATGGCTCTCTATGAGAGAGAAACTGTTGACACAAAAATTTCACTGGCGGTTTAACGAACGTGAACAACGATTGTATATAACACCAGAACCGGTCAGAGAAAACAACCGTGCTGAATTTTATGCGGCAGTTGGTTGTTATGTTGAAAAACCTCTTAGAGATGTTCTTAAAGAAGTATGGGTATATCAATACGCTCTAGCTCTAACAAAAATTACAATTGGTAGAATTAGAGGTAAGTACCAAGGAACAGATCTATTTGGTGGTGGTAGTCCTAATTTTCAAGATCTATTACAAGAAGGGTTATCAGAGAAAGAATCATTAGAAAGCGCATTGACAGATAATATTGCACCTGGGTTTGGAGATGCCGCACCGCCTATGTTCTTTGTTGGTTAATGTACCAATATAAATGTAAGTTATTAAAAGTCATCGATGGTGATACTATTGATGCAGAAATAGACCTAGGTTTTGATATTAGTGTTAAAAAGAGAATCCGGCTATTTGGTATCAATACTCCGGAAGTCCGCACTAGAGATAAAGAAGAAAAGGCTAAAGGTTTGCTAGCAAAAGCCAGATTAATAGAAATATTAAATGAGAACGACAATAATTTTATATTATTCTCAACATCTATAGGTAAATACGGGAGATCTTTAGGTATCATTTATATAGATGATAACCATGAACTATCAGTTAATAATCAGCTGATTAAAGAGAACCTAGCTGTCGAGTACCCGTGAGAAGAAAAAGAAAATATAATCAATATAAACAAGGTATATACACACCAAAGAATTCTGAAAAATATATTGGTCGAGGAAGCCCTAGATATCTCAGTAGTTGGGAATTAAAATTTTTCAGGTGGTGTGATAATAATCCTAATGTTTTAGAGTGGTCTAGTGAAAGCGTCATAATACCGTATATATCTCCTGTAGACCAGAGACCTCATCGATATATGGTTGATAATGTTGTTAAGATTAAAGAGGGAGACAAAATAACAAAGTATTTAATTGAAATCAAACCGAAGAAGCAAACAATTAAACCAAAGGGACACGGTAATAAAAAACATACTACTATTGTATATGAAAACATGACATATATGACTAATATCGCGAAATGGCAAGCAGCTAGAAAGTGGTGTAAGAAGCGAGGCTATAAGTTCCAATTAATTACAGAAGACCATTTATTTACTTGAAAGTAGTAGACTTTATGTTAATAACAATAAATATTTAAAATAGCATGGCATTCAACCTTTTAATAGAAGACGTAGATAATACTAACTTTGAGTACATAGTAGAAGAAGGTACTGATAATAAAAGACGCAGTATGTTTATACAGGGTGTATTTATGGAAGCTGAAAAGCGAAATAAGAATAATAGAGTATATCCTATAAATGAACTAAACCGCGAAGTAGAGCGATACATTAAAGAGATGGTCTCTAGTGGACGAGCCATGGGGGAACTCAATCATCCGACAAATGCGGATGTGGATCTTGAGCGCGCATGTCATATGGTTACCGAGCTTAAACGTAATAATAATCAATTTATAGGTAAGTCAAAAATACTGTCAACACCGTCTGGTAAGATCGTTGAATCATTGATCAATGATGGAGTGAAGGTAGGTATGTCTACCAGGTCACTGGGGAAGCTAAATGAAGAATCGGACGGTATTAATAAAGTTTCAGATATGAGACTAGTCGCTATTGACTGTGTAGCTGATCCAAGCTGCAGCGATGCGTTTGTAAATGGTATTTTAGAAAACAAGCAATGGATTTGTGATAATAGTGGTAAATACGTTGAAGTGTATGAAAACTTTGAAACCGGAATAGAATCACTACCTAACCGTTCTGATGAAATAAAAAAATATATTACAGAACAGATTTCAGCCTTTATTAAAAATCTATGAATATAAAAAGAAAACTTTCGAAAACTACTGAGAGAGCAAATATTGCTAACTTTATAACTAAGTTAAGCGGTAGTGATTTTTCTAGTGCAAATAAGTATTTAAATGCAATTATTGAAAATAAGTTGCTTAGGAAAATAAATAATTTTAAGAGTAAACCTCTATTTTAATATGAAAACAATTACAGAAGTACTAAAGGAAGCTGCCGGAGACATTTTAACTGAAGATGTTTTAGAGCAGATTGAAGCAGTTTTTAATGAAGCAGTCGAAGCAAAAGCTGGACTCCACGTAGAAAAAGCGCTTGTTGAACAAGATGAAGCCCATGCTGAGAAGCTAGAAAAACTACTCGAAGCCATCGACGCTGATCATACTACCAAGCTGCAAAAGATTATTGAAGCTATTGATCATAACCATGGTCAGAAGTTAGTTACTATTGTAAAGAAGTATGAAACTGCTATTAACGAGCAAGCTGGTGACTTTAAGGAAACCCTTGTTGATTCTATCAGTACATATTTAGATGAGTATATAGAAGAGCAAATCCCTGTTGAGAGTATTACAGAAGCTGTCCGAAATAAGAAGGCTGTTTCAGTTCTAGAGGATCTTCGTAAGAACCTAGCAGTGAATTTTGCTTTATCAAAGGATTATATTAAAGATGCTATTGAGGATGGGAAGCAGCAACTTGATGAAGCGGCTGAGAAGACTGTCAATCTCTCACAAGAAAACGAACAATTAGCTTCTGAAGTATCGTCATTAAAATCTCATATCTTATTGACTGACAAAACACAAGACCTTCCGGAAGAAAAACGAAATTATATTTATAGAGTCCTTCAAGACAAGAGTCCTGACTTTATCAATGAAAATTATGACTATACTCTTCGATTGTTTGATAAAACAGAAGAGCAGCGTTTAGAGGAATATAAGCAAGAGGCGACTACAAAGACTGAAAACGTTGATCGCCCTATTGTTGAACAGGTTGAACCTAGCCAGGAACCAGTTCAAGAAGAACCTACGCTTCCATCAGCTTATATGAATGAGCTGACCAAATTCTAATAACTTTATATAGTAGAGATCGATTGATCTGAGTTCGACGCAAAGGAAAACATAAAAAAATTATGTCACAAGTAAAACCCGCACAATCATATATTGATGAATCGCGAGCAGCTTCTCTCCTTGAAAAGTGGAATCCCGTTCTTGATTACAATTCAACGAACGTAAAGGCCATTGATGATGACCACACCCGCCTTAACACCGCGATCCTTTTGGAAAACCAAGAGGCCTGGTGTTTAAATGAAGCCAATTTGGCTTCTGATGGTGGTGTTTTTGGTGCAAACCTTCAGGGAACACCAGGACAAGGTGGAGCCATGACTCCGGCCGGAGACTTCTATGCCAAAGGAGATGCACGTTTGCCCAAGATTCTTATACCGATGATTCGTCGTACGTTCCCTGAGCTTATCACTAACGAAATTGTTGGTGTTCAGCCCATGAGCGGACCAGTTGGTTTAGCCTTTGCTCTACGTTACAAGTATTCAGCCGAAGCACTCGGTACTGGTATTGACGGAAAGACAGGTCCTGTCACATCAGATGGTTCCGGAGGAACCCAAGGACATGCCAACGGTGGTGTCTTAGGCGCCTCTAACGATTCTGATGGAAAGGAAATTGGTTATCAATTCCTTGACTCACGTTATACCGGTACATCTAGTCCTGGACTATCTGGATCAACCGATGCCACCGACGGTGTTGCCGGTGGTGAGGATTTCAAGATGCTCGCTACAGATTCTGGTGTTGCTGCACTACTTGCTAACTATGAGCTTACAGGTAATATTCCTCAGATGGAAATCTCTTTTGAGAAGACCGCTGTTGAAGCTGGTACACGCCGACTTGCTGCCCGATGGAGTGTTGAACTTGAACAAGATCTAAAGAACATGAATGGTATCGATGTCGATACTGAATTAACAAACGCTATGTCGTATGAAATTCAGGCCGAAATCGACCGCGAAATGATCATGAGGATGGTTCAAGTCGCCCTAACTGCTGGAGCCAAAAAAGGTTACAGTAGCTGGAATCCTAAGACAGCCGACGGACGTTGGTTAGCAGAACGCAATCGCGATCTGTACGCGAAAATTATTGTCGAGGCAAATCGAATCGCTGTTCGTAACAGACGCGGAGCTGCAAACTTCGTTGTTGCGACGCCTAAGGTTTGCGCCATCCTTGAAATGCTCCCTGAATTCCAGTGGATGCAAGTTCAAGGCAATGTCAACACTCAACCTGTTGGTATTGCTCGTGTTGGCAATCTCGGTGGTCGTTTTAACGTATATCGTGATACACGTACTGAAGCGCAGAATCCAGACTTCCAAGCTGATTCAGGCGCGACTGGTAAGACAGCGCAAGGAAAATACGCACATGATGCCCGATCGACGGAACTCAATTACGTACTCTTAGGTTATAAGGGTCCCGAGTTCTACGACACTGGTATTATCTATTGTCCGTATATCCCGGTGATGGTTCAGCGGACGATTGGTCCTAATGATTTTGCTCCTAGAGTTGGTCTGTTAACACGTTACGGCGTGGTTGACAACATCTTTGGTGCAGATCTTTATTACCACTTGATTCTTATTAAGGATCTCGGTACATCGTTCGTACCCGGTAGTGCATCTGTATACTTCTAATACGAGTATCTGCTACACAATATTTAAGGGCGCTGAAATGATAGGCGCCCTTTTTTTTTGTCTACTGACGAGATGTCTTAATAAACGGTGACTCCATTGAAACTAAATGTCTTACATCACCTGCTATTATCAACGGTGTCCTTGATGCTCTTACCGGGTTTATATCTATACCGCCTCTTCTAACGTATAAACATGATACACATAGGTCTGTAGGTGTAAACGCATCAGATAACCTCTTATACATAGTTTCACATATCTCTTCATGAAAATGACATTCGTCTCGGAAAGAAACAATATATTTTAAAAGACTAGTTGTATCTACTAATGCATGGCTCTTCATCAAGATATAAACATCGCCCCAATCCGGCTGCCCGGTCACACGACAGTTACTTTTTAATAAGGAACTATGATATAGTTGCATTGTACCAAATCCGTCTTCTCCTGGATCTACACTTTCAATTTCTAAAAGATCGGGGTCTTCTGTATATTTATCACAATCAACCTCACTAGTATCTACAACATCTTCTAACGTAACATACTTCTTAAAATAGTGTTCATCTAAACACCCTCTATATCTAGGAAGTTCTAAAACGGATTGATACGTAGAACACGGAAATACAGTTACCTGTACATTCGTTTCTAGTAATTTAGATAGGTCGCGAGAGGCGAATGATTCAATAGCGCTTCGGACTTTATCTGCAGTTTCTCCTAACTGAGACATATTAAAGGAGTTAAAGTATAGTTTCAAGCTCTTACTTTCAACAATATATTCATTTGTACATGGATATCTAATCTTCGCGTAACCTGTAACAGGTACTCCTTTAGTTGTTAATCCGGATACTTCGTATGCGTTCCATACATCATATCCTACAAACGGTGGATTATTATCGCTAATATCTAGATGTGTTCTATTACTCTGTCTAGGTTCACGTACTAACAATCGGCGGTCATATTCCGTCTTATACTCACTACGTTGACCTAGGTGCTTACTTACTTGTGTATTATCTAATTGCGTTTTCATTTTGTTTCTTATCTATCCAATACTGTGCTCCTTTAGTCTTATCGTCTAGCACAGCATTAGGATATCTCTTTAAAATATTATTAATAACCTCATACCTCTCATCAATACCACCTTCTAATCTAACTATCTCCGGACCTTCACCATATTGTGATTCTATATAATATAATGCGTCTTCGAATTCATTTATTATACGATCTCTAAATGATTTATCAACACTTCTTTCACCATCATCCTCTAAACATACACCTTCCGGGCATGTATAAAATACTACATCTAGTTTTGATAATAATTTCTCAAACATGAACTCTGCATGTTCTAGAACTGAGAGACTTACTTTTCCCTCATCATAAAGATACTGCGTATATACCATACCATCTATAATACACCGATCCATAATTACACCGTCATTAGGTATTATACCATTCGCAGTGACTCTAGTTTTATATGCAATTGAATTTGCTAAGTGTTGAGCTAGTATAAGCAATTGTGTGTCATCATTCCCGGCTTCATTAATATCTACTTCGAACTTCTCGCGTACCAGCCTAGTAACTGAGGGAATAAGCTCCCACCCAGCTCCAATTGAAGATAATTGAATCTTTCTTAATAGTGTAGATTTACCTGTACACTGTGCTCCTGTAAAACTAATATATATCATTTTTTCTTAAATTTCTTCTTCACCGGTTTTGTCACTTTACTCCAATTTATACTATCATAATTTTGATCGTATTTTGGTTTGTTATATGGTCGAATCTTATCACCTTTACCAGACATTAAAAATTTTTCCTAATATTATTACTTGTAGTACTACTGTAACTAATCCAAATAATGTTCTAAGAAATTCCATCTTATGATTGTGACAGTCGAACCATCTTTCTGCGGGACTTCTTACTTGTTTTTTAATCTCTTCAACCATTTCCATTTTTTCTAGAAAGGCTTCGCGAGCAGGTGATAGCTTAATCTTTTTTCTTTTCTTCTTCATGATCTAGGGTATTTATGTCTATCGTCTAAAAATTCACCTTCGGAGGCTAAGTGTACATCAGCATTATCTTCTGTCCACATCGCGCATAACATGTTCCAGACAGCTGCAGCTGCATGATCTTCATTTTCATCTCCATTCCACCATGCTTGCATATGCCGCATCGCACTGTCATAATATACAGATAGGGGCATGCCTTTCATCCAATTATTCTCGCCATACTTCTCTGCTCCATCTACATATCGTCTCAACACTCGATTTAATGCTTCATGTGGTATTAAGCTGTGTCTAAGCTTCCCGTCACCGGTATCTCTTTGTGCACCAGTTTCAAAATGTCTATTTTTATCTGTCATTAATGAGGCCCTTCAATTCCTTCGTCTCTCGGTTTTTGATTCAATGATAAATAATTTGCCATAAAGGAAAGAAACGCAATTGTTAAATTGAATATACACCATAAATCATGCCCGTATGCTAATATAAACGCGAATGCAAGATTTATACTACCAAATATATAGTTTAACCTCCCTTTCCAATTCAAATGTCTCCATGGTAGCATTTATGTAAAATACTTCTTAAGGTTCTTGGTCACATAATTAACAACCTGCTCCGGACTGTTACATATTTTAAAAAGCTTCATATCCTTAGGAGAAATAGTTTTGTGTTTAACTAATGCATCGAAGTTAATAACATCATCCCAAAAGGGTTTATCATATAAGACGATAGGGACAGGCAGTGTTATCTTTTGTGTTTGCCTTAGAGTCAGTACTTCAAAAAGCTCATCTAAAGTGCCTACACCACCAGGCATTACAATGAACGCTTTTGCCAAATATACACACCAGTATTTTCTAGTGAAAAAATAATGAAATTCAAAACTAAGGTCTTTGCTTATATAATTGTTATTGTGTTGTTCAAACGGTAAGCTAATACCCATCCCTATACTAGGCCCTCCGGCATCAATGGCTCCTTTATTAACAGCTTCCATAATACCGGGACCTCCACCACTAGAAATTGCGGCATCTGGCATATTTGATTGACACCACTTAGACATTTGATATGCTATTTCATAACTGTCTTTATAGTATTTGTTATCCGGTCTTGTTCTTGCTGAACCGAAAAAAGAAACTAGACTCTTAATACCACATCGCTGAAGTCTCTCTTTACATTCAACCATTTCACACATAACACGAATTTCTCTAGCACTCCGACTATTGAGAAATTCTGTATTGTTATAGGCTTTAATCGTCTTCATTGGATAAGACATAATGATTAAAAAAATCTACCCAGCTTTGTCTAGCCATCTTATGTAATGCCCGTGTAACAGATTCAACACTGTAATAATGATTCTTACATGATGCAGATAATAATACTTCACCTTCATCTACACCGGGAGTAACTCTATGTATAACTAGTCCGATCTTATCATGTATCTCACTACATACTCTGGCTTGTGGGTCTTTACCCTTCAGCTCTGGGAAGCTATCTATCAGACCCGGATGTAAATTGTACATTTCATATTCCTTACATATACTTTTCGGGATTATTCTCATCCACCCATGTAGTGTACATATACATTCATTACATCCTATTAATAATCTGTCATAATCAGCTACTTTCGGTTTTTCTGATGTATAGCTAAACTGCGTTGATAGTTTTAATAGTTCCTTATTAATATTCTTATTCCCTGGGGCATTGTTAGTAACAATATAATCTGGTACAATTCCTAGATCTTTGCTGAGATTTAATATCTCAGTCCCGGTGTGGCTAAAGAATGCGAACCACTTTCGCCCATTTATCATCGTTTCAATATCTTCTTAAACATTCTAGTATTATAATTGAGTAGATCCATCTCATCATCATTAAACTCATGATTTATAAGATCAGCTAGTAATGTAGCTGGCTTTGTTGTTAACCCTAGATCATCTCTATATCTAAGCCCTTTAATAGCTGCTACTATTGGATTAGAAGTATCGCATGATCTAATATTCCATATATCACGGTCAACATAATGTCTGAATTCTTTAGCTAAACTACATCCAAGTAAATGATGAGGTTTACTCCAATTCCAATAACCTTCATCTATTAACTGATTAATAAACCTTTGTCTACCAGAACAATTTTGTTCTAATTGAGTTGATCCTAGCCCAGTAACACCATAGTAAGAATAGTCGAAACTAATAGCAATCATATCAGCGTTTCTAGACATAAATTCATAACATTCAACCAGCTCATTCCAGTTCTCTCCTTGTACTACTCCCATCTTAATTGGTTCATAATCCGGAGTGATTATCTCTCTATCGTTCCGATGTGACCATTTTCGAAATTTATCTATTGTATCATAAGCATTTTCTAGTGTGTCTGGTACAATATATACTGTCGGCTGTAGTTTATTAATCCAATGTAAGTATCTACCTTCATCGTATGATTCACCTAGTTCGAATATACTATTATCTAGATATACCGTCCGGCCAGACAGTACACTATTCCTGAAATATGCATAATATTCTTTTTCTTCTTCGAATAAGTGTACTAACGCATAGTCATAATCATTCCATCTAGGAGACTGCTGCAGTATGCTAGTAGGACTTTCATGAGAAGTTTCAATAATCATATATATAATGATAGTATATTTTCCAGAAAAGGCAAGGCGTATTATAAATAAAGATATGCGAATAATCATATATGATCAAGATGAAGACTATCAAGTCGATATAATTGATTTAGATGAATATGATATAGATGAAGACCCGGAAGCAGTAATAGATACTATAAGAGATATTATAGACTCATATCTCGAAGACGTTTGATTTGAGACTTTGTTATTTATTATTAAATAATAATATATGACGTCTGCTGCAGATGATAATTCAGAAGATAGCGAATACTCAGTTACTGAAAGTGCAAAACAAATACTAAGAAGTGCTAGCATGTTAGCTAGTACTCTAAATCAAATTTATATTACCTCTGAGCATATACTATATTGTTTGCTTAATAATGATAATACTGCTGATATAGTATTACGTGTATTAAGAAAACTAAAAATAGATGTCTTTAAATTACGGAGATTAGTATATGATAGCATAAAATCAGCTGATATTACCAGCTCTAAAATTATGTCTAGGATTAGAAATATTAATGATACTAATGAGGTATACTACTCGCCTAAAGTTAAAGAAATTGTATCATTAGCGAGTGTTGAAGCTGATATGATGGGTACACTTAAAATCGGTACTGAGCATCTATTATTGGGTATAATGCAGAGTGACAGTGGTATTGCGACTAGTATCTTTAGACAGACCGGAATAGATGTTGATATATTACGGGAAGAAATTTTACAGTTGATTGAAACCGGTCCAAAAGGAAAATCTAGAATGAAAAGGCAACCAAAGAAAAACACGCCGGATAAGCCATCATTCCGTAAAACAAGAAAAAGAAAACCGGTATCTAAGGACGATGAATCAGCATTAGAGAGATTTACAACTGACATAACAGAAATGGCTGAACAACAAAAGCTTCTACCGGTTATAGGCCGTGTAGATGAAATAGATAGAGTTATCCAGACTCTTATGAGGAAGTCTAAGAATAACCCAGTTATTATTGGAGAGCCGGGAGTTGGTAAGACAGCTATTGTTGAAGGGTTAGCTCAAAAAATTATCAACAAAGAAGTACCAGTAGAATTAGCAAATAAAAAGTTATTAGCTTTAGATATACCCTTAATGGTCGCAGGTACAAAATATCGCGGACAGTTTGAAGAAAGACTGACCCAAGTGATTGCTGAAATAATATCACGTGACGATATTATAGTATTCATCGATGAGCTACATATGATGGTAGGAGCCGGCGATGCCGATGGAGCTATGGATGCTAGTAATATGTTAAAACCTGCTTTATCTAGAGGTGAGCTAACCCTTATTGGCGCCACAACCGTTGCTGAGTATACAAAATATATTGAAAAGGACGGCGCACTTGAAAGAAGGTTTCAACAAGTGCAAATATTAGAACCGTCACTAGAAGATACTATACAGATATTATACGGTATAAAAGCAATATATGAAGATTATCATACTGTATCTATATCAAACGAATGTCTAGAGAAGATGGTGTATCTATGTGATAGATATATTACGGATAGAAACTTCCCGGACAAAGCTATAGATGTATTAGACGAAAGTTGTGCATTCATGAAGCTGAATATTTATCGTAGATATAATTATGATAACGAAGATTTAGAAGCTGCTGTGAATAATAAGATTAAAAATATCCATGAAGGTAATTTTGAAGAAGCAATTCAGTGGAGAGAGGAAGAAAATAAAGAGCGGAAGAAGTCTGCAAAGAAGGCTGAATTATATGAGCGTTCTAGAACAAGAACGTATAAAATGAGAGTTGATGATGTTGAGAGAGTAATATCTAAAATAACAGGTATACCTATAAATTCAGTTAAGCATGGAGACAAAGGTAAAATAAAGAAACTTCAAACATTTTTACAAAAACACATCATAGGTCAAGAGCATGCAATACATACGATTGTTACCTCTATAAAGAGATCACATACCGGATTAAGTGATCAGTCAAAACCTATTGGTGGTTTCTTATTTTTAGGTCCGACCGGAGTAGGTAAGACTTATATAACTAAGTGCCTAGCGGAGTATTTGTTTGATTCTGTAGATAATATTATTAGAGTAGACATGTCTGAATTGATGGAGTCACACAGTGTTAGTAAGCTAGTTGGTTCACCTCCCGGTTATGTAGGACATGACTCAGGCGGAAAGCTTACTGAGCAAGTCCGGAGAAAGCCTTACTCGGTCATTCTATTTGATGAAATAGAAAAGGCTCACCCAGATGTTCTCAATATATTACTGCAAGTACTAGATGAAGGCAATCTTACAGACTCTCATGGCCGGCATGTAAATTTTAAGAACACTATTATAATATTGACCTCTAATATAGGAGCCAGACAAATACAAAAAAATACTGTAGTAGGATTTTCTAGAAACGATACTGAATCATCTGATAGAGTATTAGATGAAGCCCGGAAACTTTTACCTCCGGAATTTATCAATCGATTAGATGAGATTGTAATGTTTAACGAATTAGAAAAGAATGATTTATTACAAATATGTAATATTCTAATAGAAGATGTTGTTGATAGACTAGCGGAGAATGGTATTGAATTGACTGTTACACCGAAAGTTAAACGATGTATCGTAGAAATGAATACTGAAGAGAAGTATGGAGCTAGACCTCTTAAGAGATTAATCTCTAAACATATAGAAAATGAAGTATCAGACTTTTTATTAGATAATAAAACTAAACAGCTTCATGCTACATGCAAGAAGGGTAAGATTATAATACAGTCTAAGATTTAAGGAGCCCTCCATAAGATGTAAGAAGAAATAGAGGTGAGTAGAACTTTGCATGAGATTCACCATGATTACCTATTGCATCATGTTGCATAACCAATCTAATTATTTTCTTATTAACAGCAATTTTTTTAGTTTTAAAGCTATACCACCATTGATTTAATAACGGGTGAACGTCTAGAGGTATAATATCTGTACATTCACCCCAACACATTTTACCATTTACTATAATCTGTTCTTCTGCTCTAAGAAGAAGAAAATCATCCTTAGCTCCTCCAGGCGGGTTCTTGTTACCTCCATGCCACCATCCACCATATTCTTGATTATAACCACCTGTCATCCATTCATGTCTATTAATGAACTGCCTACCTAGCTCTAACGCTTGCGCAGTTGTGGCATCATCGACATTACCGGCATTAGGAAAATCTTTATAATACCCGGTAGGAAGACCATCGCTTCCTACAGGGACGTCAGTTACTACACCTGAGTATGTTCTCTCTTTATTATCATTTGTTATTATTAAGCCTGCTATAGCTGTTGTGGGGTCTGCATTAGGTTTATCACCTCCTGTTCTACGGTAACCGGTTGCAATGTCATGTAGATAGTATTGCTTACCATCCTTTAATATTACGCTATGTTTTAGTAGTTCTTTTGATGTATCATTAAAATTGCTTAGGCTGGAAAATTGCCATGCTGCTGCGTCGAGCATATAATATTCAGTTCCGGAACTTGGTTCAAAATTTATCTCACCATTAACACTCCATGTAGTATTAGACTTTTTCAATCCGTATGTACCTTCCCATATTACTGATTTCGGTATATTATCAAACTTAGCTGGATCATTGTCAGACGTCCATTTAAATTTAGAGTATGTAAGAGTATTACCCCAACCGGCGGGGGTCCGCGGGGCCGGGTCTGTGTTGCCAATACAACCGCCATGACCTTTCGGATTTGATATAGAATGTATTCTAAAGCCAGGTTCAATAGAATCATCGAAAATTAAAGATTCGCCTCCGTGAGGTTTGCTTGAATCATAAAAATGTTTAGGAAATACACTCCTATTAAATTCGGTGAAGTTCATACTTGGATATGATAAGTTGTAAGTATATGTCCATCTCCACATACCACATACATGAGGGACTCCTCCGGCGAAGTGTCTCGCCGGCGGTCGACCCGGGCCATGATCTCCGGATAGCTTCCATTTTTGTGGCCAAACATTCGAATCATCGCCTATTAATCCTGTAGCTGTTGGCCACTTTATTCTCCCCAACGTCTTTGAGCCTATATCGTTTACTATATTCCAACAAAATGCACCGCAGTATCCATTAGAATCTATACGATGTATGCCTTTTTCTGTGAAGTTAAACTTGTGTACTGAACTATGCGGCTGTACTATAAACAGTATTAATTTTTTGTTTGCTCTAGCTAGATTCTTAGAAGGGTATGTTATATTAACATCCCAACTGATTACCACACCAGGGTCAGATCCGTCAAACGGTGCACCGGGAAATGGTCCTATAGACATATTGCCTAATGATCCTTCGGTTTCTTCCGGAGTAACTAGACATTTCTTGGTAGAGTCTCCCGGAGGTGATTCCGGATCGTCCGGTTGTAATACTTTAAAATCTATTGTATCCCAAATAGGTACATCAGACGATTCTTCGAATCTACATTCATAGTAACTATTACCAGCTCCATTCCAATCCCATTTATCACCTTCTTTAGGACTTGTTATATCAGTCTTAATAGTTTCCCAATTGGCTTGCTTAGGATTAACAGTGCTTTTAGGAGTCCAGACACCACTATTACCGTCCTTTCTATATACATATGTACAGTCACCGAATACATATTCGGTGCCGATATTAGGTGATGAAGGTGGGTCCCAGGTAGCCATGTAATTATTTAAGTTATTATCATCCTAAACCACCACCGGTACCAGGGTTCGGAGTAACACCTTTTCCACCGGGGCTTCCTAGTGATTTACCGTCTAGATGTAGAGTGGGATTATTCCTGACGTCCCGGATACCGGTATTAAACGCCCATCCAAATCCGGACGCTTTGTTAGGCCAAGACATATCTTTTAAATTGTGTAATATAAAATCATCACCTAAAAATTCAGACCATAGAAATTTATTTGTACCATTAGAATATGTAGTACCGTTAATAGTGCCTCTCTCTCCGGGCATACCGAGGCGAAGACTCAATGTATGATCAGTACCGTACCAACAATAACATTCACTATAATTAAGATTTCTGGTAACCGGGGGCCTAAACCCTTGAGTTGCCGAAGGACCATGCTTTGAACCAGGGTTCCATCCTCCGGGACTACTTATTTGCTTCGAGAGTTTCTTAGGAAACCATGATTTTGTGTTGCCGGCGTTGGTAAAGCCTATATACACGGTAGGAACTGCGTTAGTATGTGTCTTATTATCTGTAGACTTTGTTGCCCAACCAACCGGGCCCGGAATAAACTCAATACCCTTTTCATGAAGACTCCAGAAAGACTTTGTCCCTGGCTTTCCGCCAAACGCTAATATCATTTCAACTTCTTTATTATACAGATTATCTTTAGGTGCTGTGATCTCTACAGTTGCCCAGAATATAACATGTATATAATTATCGTCGCGAATAGCTCCGGAGTAGCTCCCAGCATAGAATTCTAAGTTACCTAATACCTTATCTGTATCATCACTTACAGTATCCCATATAGGTGTTTTCGGATGACCTGAACGTCTTCCAGTCGATGACGATTCTACTCTAGCTTTATAATGACTATTACCAGTCTCTCCCCAATCCCATACATCACCAGCTTTAGGATCACTTATATCTTCTTTTATTTTATACCAGTCATCTTGTACTTCATTATTACCTTTAATGTCCCATACTACTGTCTTACAGCTAGTAATAATTTTACCGGGGTCAGGTGCATCTGAGCTAGTCCTATTGCAAGGTTGTGATCTTAGAGTCCCGGTGGTTGATGATGTTGCTCTTATCTTGAATGAACCTTCTGTAAGAGTGACATATGTCCGGTATGGTATACCGTTTTTAACATATGAGTGCGGTTGAGACTTTGTCTCATGAGAATCCGGACTCTCGCCGGAAAATCCTAAACAATGAGCCCATGTACCTTGCTCAACAGATGGAAGAGTTCTTACACCTTCTAGTACACCGGCATATCCCTGTTTCATATGTATGTGCCCTTCTAGCGGGAAGGCATCTCCAATTTTTGTACCATCATCGATGAGCGTCTCTGGGTTCCATTGATTCATCCAAGGGCTAACGTTAAGTTCCTTTGCGGCCCCAAAATGACCGGCCGCGGTTATGTTATTAAGAAGCACTGGTCCGGTTAATTCTAGAACAATTCCTCCCTTAAAGTCCTTCTCTTTATAGAATCGAATAGTCGTTCCCCTTTCAATAGCTACACTACCCACACCGCCCATTATTGAGTTGAGGATGGTATTAGAGTCGTAAGCATCCGGGTAGTCTCCGTGTCCTAATATATCCCAATGTCGAAGTCGCGTTGCCGGGTCGATGCCTCCGTACCACGCGTCGTATTTCTCTTGCGGTTTCGGCACACCGTTTTGGAGAGCTAGTATATCCTGAGTCTTTCTCCATGAATCGGCATAGGAGTAGTCTTGCTTTTCCTCCGGTATAACAAATGGGATCATGATGGGTGAGTAGTTAAGACCTAACGTATATATACCGGTCCAGTAATAAGAGTTAGACCATAGGGCTCCTCCACTGAACTGCACCCGAGCACCTGGTTTAGGGCCCTGAGGCTCTAAGGGTGTATCGAAGCTAGTGGTACTCATGATGTTTTCCTTATCTTAAATGATCCTTCTGTAAGAGCAGTATGTGTGGTTATAGAAACTCCATTCCTCATATACTTCCTCCGGTTTGTTTTATTATTAATAGTATCAGTCGCCGAAAGCATCAAATGAAACCCAGTTTTATCAGCCATTGATCCTGGCTTTACAGTATGCGTATTGAGATCATAGCCTTCTCTCAGATGATATAATGAATTGTCGAGAGAAAATGCATCACCGATCTTTGTACCATCGGCAAGTACAGCATCCGGGTTCCACGGTTTGAAGAACTGGTTGTAATAAGCTTGCAACATCCCGGCTCTACCTTCAATGATTGTTTTCACCATTGCTGCATTAAGTATCATTGGCCCGACGAACTCTATAGTGACACCACCTTTAAAATCCTTCTCTTTATAGAATGTAATAGTTGTTCCTTTATCAATAGCCATGCCGCAGAGTCCTCCAGCTAACGCATAGAGAATAGCATCTTCTGCATATGGATCAGGATAATCACCAACACCTAGTATATTTTGATTGCTAGGTCGGGTTTGAGGATCGAAATGACCATCAAGCATACGCTTATAATATTCTAAGACTCCCACCCCGTGTGTTTTTTTCCAGGGACCGTCTACCTTGTCTATCAATTTAACCCATGAATCCGCCCAGGTGAAATCTTCTTTATAGCTAGGTGGTGTGAAAGGTAAGCTACAGAAATCATACTTTGTTCCTATATACGAGACGTCCCAGTCTTTAGTATTTGACCATATATAACTAGCTCCTTGAAAATGTACGCGGGCACCCTGTACAGGTAGTTCTCTACTCGAAGATGAATCCGGAGCACCCGATTCAGTGCTATCAGAACAGTCGGTAGACCTTATCTTAAATGAACCGTTAAGTGGGATGATCGCGATCCCTAAGTTAGTAGTGTCTTCATTAAGATATGGAGCGAATAGTTGTTGACGGTCTAGCGTTGCCCATTCACGGACCTCATAACCATTAGGAAAGAGTTCTGTCATAGATTCACCCTCACTCGTAGTACCACGCGACATGTCCCATTGGATAAGACCCGGGTTGGACTCTCTCTTAGACTGTGCATAGGGTGATAAGAGACAGACAGGCCCGGTGATTTCCTCCTCTATTCCACCTAGAAAGTTTGGTTCTTTGTAAAAACGTATAGTTGTTCCCCTGTCTACAATAAAACAATCTAGAGACCAAAATGTCGAATCATATATCTGCTGCACTCGCATAGTATTTGGATAGTCTCCAAGACCTATAGGAGAAGGACAGAACCGCGGAACAGCTGACGCAACCACTGAAGGGTGCAATGGATCCG